CATAGACGGACTGAGCAACTTCACTTTCCTCAATGTGGAGTCGGGTCTTGAGGGTGTCCTACAGAACATCAGGGAGGGTAGCATAACCGTCTCATCGCTAACCAACCCAGAGAAGTCAAATCAAATCTCGTCAGAGAACTTCTCCTTCTTCGACTCCATGGAGGTCATAATAACACCGACCGTCATAGTGTACACAACCAATGAGTCCGGATTCCTGATTGGCCGAAATAGCGATAGGGGGAGATTAGGTGGCAACAACAAAGTCATAGGCATGGCGAAAGATGAAGGAGTCACAATCACAGAAACGGAGGGAATAGAATATGCCAGCAAATGACCATCTAAAGCGACTGATGATAGAGACTATCGCTGACAACATCAATGAGATGGTCATAGGGTTCGACAGCACGCCCGCCACTTCATCCGATGGTGCAGCAGGCAGACCTGCCGTAACGGTCACACCCACTGTCAGGATAATGGACAACTCCACTCTCCTAGTCGAGGGCTCACTACCGGTCTCTGAGAGTTTCAATGAGACACTCAAAGAGGTATTCATACAGTTGAGGGGCACGAGCGACTTCACACCAATCTCAAGGCACGTATTTAGGCCTATTAAGAAGACAACCACAAATGAAATTATATTCCAACTCGTAGTGGAGGTCAAGTGATAGCATGGGTGAAAACGCAAAGTCTGGACATACACAGGCTCTCACTGATGGCGACTATATCCTATCACCCTCGATAACCAACCTCTTCGAGGGCGTGCACGGCAATGGCATACTGATGTACGAGGACACTGCAACTGGTGACAGTAACAGGAACGCGAAGACAACCACACCGGGTCTAGTCACAGACAACGGCACTAACTCAATAATCGTGAGAGGTGGTTTCGCTGTCTTGGATGGGATGATTGTCCCATTTGGTAACATCAACTCAGGTGCTACCACTACTATTTCGTTAACGTCATCGACCATAGAGGGGGGTGGAACTGCATTAACTACAGCCGGTCAGACTTGCCTTCTAGTGGTATATGTTTGTAGTAATGCGAACACCAATTACATTCAGATAGAGCAAGGTAGCGCAGTGAGTAGCGGGTTCCCCGTCACTCCTGAGAGTTTCCTTGGGGATACCAGCGGATTGAATGGCGGCCTAACCCTATCTTCCAAGCAGAGCACCGTACTCGCAGTCGTGAAGTGCCAACACAATAGCAGCGCTGGAGACCTGAATCTAGAGGTCACCGAGGTCTTCGACATGCGTACCTTCATCCGGCCTTCGCCAATCTACCTGAGTCCTATGACCAGTGGTTCCGTAGGCAACCAAAGCAACAGAATGGATTCTGCTGCGGACTTAGATGGTATGCACGGTGGTGGTGATGAGGTAGGTGGATTCTCCTCCTCCAACTTCGGTGCGCTATGGCAGTCATACAGTTTCGGCACCGATGGCACTGACGGAGACCACGTCCTCTACTTCAGTGGCAAGCAAGGCGGTAGCAGGAGGACTCACAGGCTAGGACCCAACAAAATCAGCGTGTTGAACACTGCACAGACAGTCAGGTTCGATGGCCCCAACATCTTCAACGCCACACCTGCGAGTGGTGACATCAACATCACTCCATCAGGCACATTCCCCCCTAGTCACATGATTATCGTGAATAACGCACAGACTAGCACTCACAAAGTAATCTTCGACCCCAGTGGCCTAAGTAGCGGCGGTGCTACTGTTGGTGACGTCGGGCCGAGTTCCAGCGCCATATTCGTGTATACTGGCTCTGCATGGGTGAAGATATTCGCCTCATCCACAACGACCTCAACGGCAAGTGGCTCAGCGGGCGCCATACAACTGAGTGATGGTAGTGCTTCTTTCACCAATGACACAGACCTCAGTTTCACGACAGGTACCAATACACTCAACACCATCAATCTCACTATGACTGGGCTTCTCAGTGGCCCCAGTGGTGTCTCCTTCAAATCCGGAGTAACAAGCAACCCTGCTTCATCGGGCCCGGACGCTAGAACTCTGTGGTATGACGATGGCAACGACGTGCTCAAGTTCAATGCATCAATCGTGCAGACGGGCGATATCAATCTGAATAGCGTATCAGGGGGAACAATCAACGTAGCAGCGGACTCTATAGTGTTCATAGACGCGGATGATAACGCTTCAAAGAAGGAAAGCATTGCTGACTTGGCCACGGCAATGGCTGGCACGGGTATCTCTGCCTCTAGTGGTGCATTGAATCTCGATGCTGCTCAAACAGGCATCACCTCCATAGGTCCATCGAGCGGGGTTCTTACAGTAAGCGATGACCTCACAGTGACTGGCGACTTAATCGTCAACGGCACCACCACCACAGTCAACTCCACAACTGTAACCGTGGATGACATCGTACTCACATTGGGTGGAGACACAGCACCGGGCTCCGACGACGACAAGGACAGGGGCATTGAATTCAGATACCATGACGGCTCATCAGCAAAACTGGGCTTCTTTGGTTATGATGACAGCACTAGTAACTTTGTCTTCTTTACCGATGCTAGTAACAGCAGCGAGGTTTTCAGTGGCACCAAGGGGACAATCGATGCCAACCTCACTGGTGGCTCTGTATCTGCGACTACGATAACAGGCTCAGGCGACCTAAATATAGACAGTGGAAAGTTGTTCGTCGACGTGTCTGATACTCTGGTTGGTATCAATCAAGCGACACCACTAGCAGACCTACACGTCAATAAGGTTGGCTTCGGGTCACCTGCTAGTGTTAATACGACTAGTTCCTCAACCGGCACCCCCCTGACAATAGACTTGTACAAGACAGATGACTTCAAGGCTGGTAAATTACTAGTTTCAGTTGAGAATCACACTGATGTCGTATACGAGGCTGCTGAAATGGTCATCACTCACAACGGTAGGTTGTCATCGGAAGCGGGAGGGGTGGCTGCTGATGCAACCGCTGCCTTCCTCAGCACATATGGTATAGTAACCAGTGATACTACACAACAAGGGACGTATCAAATTGGACTTACTGGTTCCGGTGCTACGCAAAAACTTCAATTGCAGGTTACCCCTACGGTCAATAGTAAGAACGTAACGGTGCGCGTAACATGGCAGGCTTTAGAGATATAGAATAGGTGAAAAATAATGGGCACAACACGTGATTTCCATGTAAAAACAGGATTAGTAGTGGATTCTGGCAACGTTACGCTAAGTAACGGAAACCTTCTCGTCAACAGCGGACATGTAGACATCGACAACATCAAGATTGACGGTCAGACGATATCTACCGTAACAGGCAACGAGGACATCAATATCACTCCCCATGGAACTGGCTCAGTGGTCTTTGCTAAGGTCGACATAAACGGTGGTACGATAGACGGTGCTACCATCGCCACATCTGACATAGACATGCATGGTAAGACACTTGATTTGAGAGATGCTACCACTGTTCATTTTGACAACGACCAAATCAGCGGTGATGCGATTGACTCAGGTACGATTGGCTCAGTAACAATCACAGCGCTCGCTGGCGACTTGAGCCTCGGTGACAACAACATCACCAACGTAGGCGACTTGAACGCAGACAGCATAAGCGTCGATGAAGCGGGAAATGGTCTCAACATCGATTTCAGTGATGGTAATACCGCTACATCAAAATTGACTCTTGGAGACAATCTTGCTGATGCGTTGAACATCACAGAGGGCTCTAACTC